AAAGCGAGCTAGAATATGCGTCAATCGGTCGTGTGACCTGGACGAGCGGCTGCCCGTATTTAGCCGAATTCACAAAGGCAGTCGCATTTTTTGGAAAATGATATGAATGACATTAAAGAAAAAGCCTTGGCTAAGTTGCTAGAGGAATTAAATCAACCACATGATACTGCACTTGACCGTATTCATAACTGGATATGCGATCAGGAGGATGAGGAATTATTTAAAGGAATCTTAAAAGAACGATACTCTCTGAAGTGTGCTTTAAGCCATGCTAAAGAAAAAGCTCGTAAATTTGCTGAAAACGGAGTCGCTTGTATCGATGATGCTACTGTCTTCAGATGGGTTCGAGAATATTTTATCTCAAATTCACAAGTATCTAACATCAAGCAGGTTCCTGTTGAATCTGTCAAGAAGAAGGTAGAAAAGCCTAAAAATCCTCCTGAAAATAAAGTTGATGCGATCAAAATTAAGAAAGAGAAAGGAGCAGTCGAAAAGCAAATGAGCATTTTCGATTTCTTGGATGAATGAAACATGAACAATGCAAGCGAGAAGCTGATAGACGATTGAAACCACCTGCAGATTTCTGGAGCTGGTGCTACTCGCAAATCACAACGTACAGATGGAGCAATAAGGACAAGACCATAATCGCTTCAGATTTGGACCTTGGCCATTGTATCGAGAAGCGACTTACAAAGTCATCACGGCTCACTTTTTACGACAAGACCTACTTTTTCTCAATCATTCTCAGTACCTCGAAGCGCATTGAGATCCAATCTTATGAATTTAGGTCGAAGTTGGTTGAAGGGAAACAATTTATCAATTTTCAACTTACTAATCTAGAGCGATTTGAAAATGACAAACATGTGAAGATTGGCCAAGATTACAACGGACAATTTTATCCGTATCTATTCGCTAATTTTTTTAGCGGTGGATATTATACAGGAAATGTTTTTTATCCAAACAATTGGGAAAAGAGACTTCAAAAAGTATCCGAACTCAAATATTTGGAATTCGATAATATCTATTTTTGGGAAATTGAACGACTTTACAAATATAAGTTTGAAATCGAGTTTGCTCAGAAGATTCATGCTTATAGGTTGGCCAACGAAATCATGTTTCCAAATTATAGAATTGGATTCACAAGAACCGTAGATATGCGAACCTTGAACCGTAGATGGCTTCAGAAGAATAAACAATTCTTTAAGAACTCGAATCGTAGTTTCAATGAATTTGAATTGAGTCGTCGGTTAAAAGAGCGGAATGGGCAACTTGTACCTGGGATTGAGTCTTATCTGACTTACCACGACATCAAGCATATACCGAAAGGTATCGGGATCAATAAGTTTCAGAATTGGGTTATCAAGAATCATATTGACTTCAATGAATATCTTGACTATCTCAAAATGCTACGAGAAATGGGCATCGAGCCTGAAGGTGATGCTATGCTTGTGCCAAAGGATTTCACGGCCATGCATAATCACACAGTCGGATTATACAATCAATTCGTCGAAGAAAGACGCAAACTGGAAGATAAGAAGAAACGCAAGCAACTTGAAGCTGAGTTTAAACTTAAAAAGGGAATGGATAGGACTATCCACGGTTACGAATTCCATGTTCCTAGAAAAGTGGCCGAACTGATCTACGAAGGCAAGAAGCTACATCATTGTGTAAGCTCATACACAGATAAGCACTTCAAAGGTGACACCTTAATAGTGTTTGTCCGTTTATCAAATCAACCAAAAAAACCTCTTTACACACTTGAGGTAAAGCAGGGTAAGATAGTCCAGTTTCGTGGGAAGTATAACGAAGATGTCCCAAAGGATGTCTGGGACATAGCGAATGAATGGATGAAGCAAACGAAATTAGTATCAAAAGCAGCATAAAGGAAAAAGGAGTAGGACGATGATGGAAGATTTAAAGAAAAAAGTTAATGAAGTCTACGGCTGGTCGGTAGAAGACGGGAAGCCCAAGCCTCCCAAACAAGATTTACCACAAGCAGTGAAAGACCGGGCGGACTATTTCTGGGAAATGACAGAAGATGGTATGACGTTTATGGGAGCGATGGAATGTATCTTCGCCGATGAAAAACCTACAGACTATGATTTGGGTGCTACTAAGGATTGGTTGCCAAAATCTAAGGAGTTTGATGATTGGGTTGGCTATTCACCAAGCATGTCTCAGTTAGTTATTGCAGTTTATTTGATTTATGGAGGGGGCGAAGATGAATAAGGCGGAGGAGGCAGGTAGATGAGTTATGATTTGGAAATCTTAGGAAAAATAGAAAGCGGAGATTATATTTGCATAGATGAACCTGAAAATAGTTCTCCGACTTACAATCTTGGAAGAATGTTCAGGATCGCTATGGATTGGGATTTCAAACAAGGTACTATCTACAATGTTGCTCAGATTTTTGAAAACATTCAACGTGGTATCTCAGAACTGGAACAGTATCCTGAAAAGTATGTGCAGTATGAACCTGAGAATAAATGGGGGACTGTTAGCAGTGCGTTAGAAGATTTGAGATCATTGAGAGATTGTATTTTAGAACAAGATATTGATGTGAAATATTTATATATGAGGTGGTAACATGAAACGACCAAACAGATATCCGTACACACGAAGTCAGTGGGTTGAAGAAACCGCTGATTATTATACATATGCAGACGGTATTTATTTTACAAGTCATGTTTTAAAAAATAGACTCACTAGAGAAATTAAGAACAAGGAGTAGAGTGATGGAAGAAGTTATTATGGCTACGTTGCCTAACAAAGAATTGAACAGATTGATAAAAATTGAATTGACGGTCCAAACAATGATTGACCGTGAACTTATTGACGAAGAGCAGTTTAATGAAATTATGGATGAAGAAGATTAAGGAGGTCACAGAAAATCGGATAACGCAGGCGCTGAGATATTCGGTAAAGTCGTAGAGAAAGGACGACATGGCAAACTATACACGCTGACCATTCGTGATTACGGTATTTTCGTAGTTACGAAGGAAGTGTATGAGAAAGTGAAAGTCGGGGATGAGGTGAAAATATAGTTTTTCGCTAATAAGAGGTAAATATGGCAAATTTCGCAGAAGGAACAATTAAACTAAGAGGATATGCAGAAAACATTAAATCAGCTTTGAAATATATGTTTGGAGCTGTTGGAGATATCACAATCGAAGAAGATACAGATGGTGAGATAATCATTTTTACTACAACGGACTCTTATTTTTATATCAATGGCACAAAACGTGCTTTTATTGACAATGATAGTTTTGAAGTTCATCTTGATGATGATTTTCTTATCATCGAACTTGATAATTTTGAGCAGGCTTGGAGAGCTATCCCAGACGATTACACAAAAATATCTGAGAAATTCAATGTTGACATTAAGATATTCACGTTTGAACAAGGTATGCAATTTACACAAGAAATTGAAATCTCAAAAGGTAAAATTTTAAAAGATATCGTACGTAAGTATGATAATTATAGATGGGAAGTTCCGTTCAGTAATTTTGGAGGATAAATTATGAACACACTAGAAAACGTAAAACAATGGTTTATTGACCGTGATTTAGAAAATAGAGGAGAATAATGGCTAAAAATATTTTAACGGATCTAGCATTTGAAAACGTACACAAATGTCTGGGAATTCCTGATTGGAACGAATCTGATGAAGTAATTCTTGTTAGTTTTGCTAATAAAGAAGAAATTGAAGCAGATAAAAGTTACCGTTCGACTGAAAATTGTAATTATTTGGGCAAACGAATTTGTATCTTCTGTGAACAAGTGAAGAAAAATAATTACATCACGTTACATAAATCTATGTTAGAAAAAATTATTAAGACTATAGAATCATTTAAAGAAGCGGAGGAAAAGTAAGATGAATACAAAAATGAATTTGGAAGAAAAGGTTCAACAGTGGTTTGTTGACCGAAATTTACATGAAGCAAATCCAGTCAAGCAGTTCTTGAAGCTCATGGAAGAGTCAGGAGAATTGTTTGAGGGCATTGCAAAGGATAAATCTGAACTGATTTACGATGCTCTCGGTGATATCCAGGTGGTTTTGATTGGACTTGATCAACAAATCAAGAACGGCGCTCAGATTCAAGCAAATCAACAGGAACTTGAATTGCTGCTGATGGTTTCTAGTCTGGGTAATATCGCTCAGAAGCTATACGCTCATGTCTGTCACAATGAGACACAGATTCCTTTAATCAAAGCAGACTTGATGTTTCTTGATAGCGTGATCAGCACGGTTTCATTTTGCAATGGCACTACAGCTGAAAGTTGTTTAGAAAAAGCTTATGAGGTCATCAAGGACCGCAAAGGTAAGATGATTGACGGGGTGTTTGTTAAAGAGGAGGATTTGAAATGAAAAAACTAGGTATTATTATTGGGGTATTACTCGTAACAATCGTCTCACCGTTTGTTGTGCAATTTGGATGGAATGAGATTGTAACAACAATCATCCCTGTTGGGAAGATTTCATTTTGGCAGGCTTTGGGAGTAGATGCTTTACTAAGCTTCATAAATCCAACAATCTATAATGATGAAGAAATTTCAAAAAAACTTACCAAAGCTATTTCAAAGATCATATATTTTGCATTCATACTGTGGCTAGCTAGTTTGTTCTTGTGAGGGTATTCATGAAAAATTTTAAAATCCTATGTGTTGTTTTACTCGCATTCTTCCTCGTGGCATGTCACCAGATTTCGAGCGGGACAGTGGTAGATAAGTACATTGATGAACCTCATACAACGTTCATACATGTTAATACAGGAAAAAGTTCGGTACTTGTGCCAAAAAGAACAAAAAGAAAATACATTCTGGTCGTTTCAGGATATGCAGGTAATAAGCAAGTTGAAGAAACATTTGAAGTGACAGCCGAAGAATACAAGCACTATGAAATTGGCAACACTTTTATACAGGATGCCGCTTTAGAGAATAAGGAGGGGGATAAACAATGAGACCAAAAAAATATCCGTATTCAGGCTCTCAAAAGACAGATAACAAACAAGATAGAGTCGAATTCGCTGAGATTTTAAATTACGAACCAATTAATGTGTCAATTGTTGTTAGAGAAGGGGAAAACAGTGATATATTAGCAAAATGTGTAATTCGCGCTTATGGTGAAGCATTATCGTTTATAGCAACATTACCAGTAAAAGGAACTAGGTTTTCGAAACAAAATCAAGCGTTGTTTAAAATCAGGCTTTATCAAAGAATTGAAAAAATGGGGAGCGAGAAGCTTTTAGAAAGCAATCATTTCATTTGGTCGAACATGTGTCTGGAAGAATTTTACAAAATAGTTACTTAGGAAGGAGGTTCATAGCATGGAACTGAGATTAAAAGAACTTAGAGAGGACCTAGGGCTCTCTGTCAAAGATATGGCTAGGGATACGGGTGTTTCTCAAAATACAATTCACTTGTATGAGCGAGGTGGATATCCATCTATTAAGCAAATTGAAATGATTGCTAAAACCTATGATGTAAATCCTGCTTGGCTTGTAGGGTGGATAGATGATGAAATGATGCCTGCAATCCAGGTAGTTGAAAAAGTGGTCTACAAAGAGAGTCCAACAGCAAGACTGCCAGATTATCACAATAACAATAACGACGGTAAGATTATCAAGTGGATTAAAAGTAAAAGATATATGGGAGGTAAGGCTTGGTCAAAAAGAACTTAACAAAGGCACGAAGAGATTATCTTGAGTTTGAACTCGATGATAAATATTTAAAGATTGACAAACTTATCGGCCAACGAAGGCATGAGCTAGAACGTTTGTATGAAGTTAAGCATCTTACTGTTCCTGGTATTGATGATACTGGAGCAAGTGGCAGTGGGACATTCGTCAACAGGTCAGAGAATCTAGCGGTTGCTTATGCAAGCGATCCTATGATTTTAAGACTAGAAAATCTCCAAAATGCTATCTCCCAATTACTAGAAAGTCTAGAACCAGATGACAAAAAAATCTTTTATCTTCGCTGGGGAGAACATACTGGATATGACTGGATTCAAGTTTGGCATATTATGGAAAATGGCGAAACTGGCTACTTGTATAGACATAGCAAGCAGATTTACAGAAGACGTGAAGTCATTCTTGATACACTTTCAAATTTGCTTTTTATGTAAAGTTGTCAAAAAAACATATAGAATTGACAAAAACAATGTGCTAAATTAGTATCATGAAGAATAGCAGAGAGGAAACCTCTGCTTTTTTTGTGCATAAAAAAGGAGGTGAGGATATGTGGTAGTTGTTGAACCAATCAGAAATAGAGATGATGTTCAGCTTATGATTGAATGGCTGACATTGCATAGCGCAGTCAAAGATTCAGATAGACAACGTAACCTCATGCTCTTCTTGTCTGGTGTCAATCTGGGGTTTCGTATTGGTGATATTGTTAAACTAAAAGTAAAGCACGTTAAAGGCTGGCATGTCCAGATCGTCGATGAAAAGACAGACAAGCCAACCAAACGAAAGATGCCAAAGAAATTCAAGAATGCTATGAGGCAGTATATCAAAGACAAGAAAGATGAAGACTTCCTCTTTCCAAGCCGAAACGGAAAGCATCAGCACATAAAGCCTAACACAGCTTATAAGATTATCAAAAGAGCTGCTGAAGAAGTCGGTCTAGAAAACATAGCAACTCACTCGATGAGAAAGACCTTTGGTTTATTCATGTACGAGCAAACCAAAGATGTCGCTCTGATAATGGACCTTTTGAACCACTCAAGCCAGAGTATTTCCTTACGATATATTGGCAAAAACCAAGATTCACAAGACCGAGCCATGACGAAGTTTCAAGGCTTTTAATTTTTTTATTTTAATATCAATTCATTGTTTTGAGGTTATGATGATTTCATTTCATGTATGCAGGATAAACACTTGATAAATCTGAGTTAAAACTCATGTAGCGAGTTCACTAGAATATGTAAAACAAGGAATTGAGAGAGTGAAAACAAAGGAGATTGCACAGTTATGAAAGGTATTATTAAAAGACTTTTTAATAAAAGAACCACTAAACAGAAACCATTAGGAAAAATTGTAGTTGGAGTCGAAATCGAAAATTGCTCAGAATTAAAAAAGTTAACTCAAGAATGTTGTGAAGCAATCGAACACTTGAACAATTGCATTGACAAGTTAAATCAATTTGAGCTCAAAGCATCAACATCAATAATAAAATGATTGAAGTTTCAACTCGAGAAGAACGCAACCAATTTTACAATTCCAGTGAATGGAGAGCGTTGCGTAAGTTAGTACTTGAACGTGATCACAATGAATGTGTTTGGTGCAAAGACGAAGGCAAAGTTACGAGAGAGAACCTAGAGGTTGACCACATCAAGGAACTAGAGTTCTATCCAGAGTTTGCGCTTGATATCGATAATCTACGAACACTGTGCAAAGTATGTCATAATAAGAGGCATGATCGTTTTGATAAGAATGACAGAAATTTCCGAAAAGATGAATGGTGGGGTTAGGTGAACGAACCTTAAATACCCCCTGGTCAAAAAAATCGGAAATTTTCAAAGATGTCGGTAAGCGGGCTGCACTCGACTGTCCCAATTTTTTACAAAAAATTAAAGGGGGTGGGGGGTAATGGAAGAATACTCAGAAAAAAATATAAAAGAATTAGAAAATCAGCTACTTTCTAAAATCGGCTACTTTAGTCCTAGAAAAAAGGATGCGATCCAGTACGAAAAAGTGAATCGATATCTTTATCTTGTCAGATTGCTGTATGAGCTGAAAGCTAGACTTCATGAAGACGGATTGGTCATCACTGTTCACAATGGGCAACAGAGATTCCAAAAAGCGAATTCTCTCATCAAGGAAATCAACACAACAAGCAATCAGCTTTTGGCTATTGAGCGATCGTTTGGTTTTGAGGTGGAAAACTCGCCTGTTGAGAAACCTACGTCTGGAAGTGACCTGCTATGATTTCTCATCCGCTGGTTGATGACTATATCAAAATGGCCGAGAGTGGAGAAATCGTTGTCAACAAAGAAAGAAAGCTGCTGTTTAAAATCATCAAGGAGAAAATTTATCCTCGTGATGATTTATATTTTGATAATGACTTGATTGACAAGTTCATTCGTTTTGCGGAAAAGAACTTTTTCCCTCTTGCTAAGTATCAACTTTTCTTGACTCCGTTTATCTTTCTTTTTCGGAAGGAAGACGGGGAGCCACATTTCAATGAATATCTGTATACTCTTGCTCGTGGTGGTGGTAAGAATGGTTTTATGTCTGCGAGAGCTAATTTTTTCATCAGTCCAATTTATCCAATCAGAGATTACGATGTGACCATCACGGCAAACTCTGAAAGACAAGGTAAAGTTTCTTTCGAGGAAGTTTATGAGACTATCCAAAGGAGAGGTCTTGAGGACCATTTTTATCTAACTAAAATGTCTATCACAGGTCGAGCGAATAACTCGGTCTTTTCTTTTCGGACGAATAATCCGAAGACTATGGACTCTGCTCGTGATGGATGTCTTGAGTTTGATGAGATTCACCAGTTTGAAGATGATAAGGCTGTGAAGGTTCAAAGGTCTGGTCTTGGTAAGATTGCTCATGCTCGAACATTCTATAACGGGACGAATGGATATGTGCGCGAGGGGTTCTATGACAAGCTGATAGAAAAGTCTATGCAAATCTTGAATGGTGAGATTGATGATTTTAGATTTTTCCCTTTTATCTGCAAGTTAGATAATGCGGATGAAGTGGATGACATGAGGAATTGGACGAAAGCAAATCCGATGCTGGATGAAACCACACCATATGCAAAACGACTACTATCTGCTACGAAAGCAGATTATGATGACCTTGAGCTGGAGCCGTCTGGTCGTCAGGAATTTATGACAAAACGGATGAATCTTCCTGAAGCGGATCTTGAAAAGGATGTGACGACTCGTGAGAAGCTGCTGGCTTGTCTGCGGTCTCCGGGTATCGACTTAAAGGGTCGGTCTTGCGTGGCTGGTTTTGACTATGCAAGTGTCCGAGACTTTGCAAGTGTCGGATTGCTATTTAAGAATGGTGATGAGTTCATCTGGAAGCAACATTCATTTGCTCGTAAAGAATTTTTGAAAGCTTTCAAACTAAAAGCCCCTATTCAAGAATGGGCAGACAAAGGCTTGTTTACGATTGTGGACGGTCCTAGTATTGCTCCACGTCTTTTGATTGCTAAGCTAGTCGAATGGAATAAACTTTATCAAATTGAACTTGTATGTGCCGATGGTTTTAAAATGGACTTGTTGAAACCCTTGCTAGAAGAGGCTGGTTTTGAATATGAGTTCTTGCGCAATCCTGGGGCGATTCAATCCAAGGTTGCACCAATTATAGAAGATGGATTTGCTAATGAGCGTTTTGTCTTTGAGGGTGATAACTCAATGATTTGGTATACAGATAATACCTATGTCAAAGAGGACAAGGATGGCAATAAGCGTTTCTTGAAGAAAGAGCCTGTCAGAAGAAAGACAGATGGGTTCCATGCTTTGATAGCTGCTCTCTACAAGCGTGAGCTTGTGCAAGAGTCGAATGTTGGGGAATTCCTTGACATGATTGATAGTTGGGATTTTTAATCTAATAATAAATTTTGGGTGGGTGGTCGGCAGAAAATCAAAGAAAGGAGGTTGCAACATGGGGTGGCTTGATATTTTCAAAGCTCGGAAGGAAGTGATTACTGGTTTTGATTTTGATGATTTAGAGCGAATTTTTGGGAGTCTTTATCTCAAAAGTTTAGCTGTAGATAAATCAGCTGAATTTGTAGCTCGTATCTTTGCAAAGTCTGAGTTTCGCTACATGGTCAAAAACAAGCACGAACGCTCTAATTGGGATTATCTTTTAAATGTCCGTCCGAATCGCAATGAGTCTGCTTCAGAATTTTGGCAAAAGGTGATTTATCGTCTATTGACAAAAAATGAAGTACTCATCATCTTGTCAGATGATGATCAACTATTAGTCGCTGATAGCTTCACTCGAAAACGATATGCAGTCTATGATGATACCTTTGAAACGGTATCTGTGCGAGATTATACGTTTCAGAGAAAGTTTGCTATGAGTGATGTGATTTTTTTGCAGTATAACAACAATCGACTGCAAGAATACATGAGCGACTTATTTGCAGACTATGAAAAGCTACATAGTCGCTTGGTCGAGGCCTTGGGTCGTAATAATCAGATTCGGGGCATTCTTAACACTAAGACAAACGGTACCTTTAACGAGGAAAGACTTAAGCAGATGCAAGAATATGCTGATGGTCTATTCAAATCATTTACTAAAAAATCAGTGGCTATCGTTCCAGCTCAAAACGGTCTGGACTACAACGAATTGACAAACACGGTTGGGACTTCGAATCTGTCTGTTGATGAGTTGAAAAAACTTCGAAGGCAATTTGATGATGAGGTTGCTGATATATTGGGTATTCCAACTGCATTGATGCACGGGGATATGGCTAATCTAGAAAACAGTCAGAAAATGTTTACTAGTTACTGCTATAAATCTCTAGTGAAGAAGGTATCTGATGGACTGAATCATGCCATGGTTGGTCCTGATGCTTATGCAGGGGAACGTTTCTTTGTCATTATCGGGGAAGGTCAGAGGGATAAGTTTGCTTTAGCTGAAAACATTGATAAGTTAATTTCCTCTGGAGCAATGCTAATCAATGAAGTCCGAGCGGAGCTAGGACTTGG